TAGAAACTAGATGGAAATTAGGTCATACTTGTGGTAAAATTAAAGAACTTTTTGATAAAGAAGGAAAAGAGGCTGTGTATAATCAATATGCTGAATTTAATAAAGAAGATTTAGATAAGATTATGGATGGAAACTTCGATGTTGAGACAGAGGTTTTAAGAGTACGATGAAAAAAATATCAGAAAATGTAATAATTAGGCAACAGAATAATAAGTTAGAGGTAATTCAAACTGGAGCAGACTTTACTTATAAAGAAAGCTTTAGTACTGATTCTTCTGAAGAGGCTTATGCATGTGTAGATAGTACAAAATTTGCAGCATTGTTTGAGGAAAGTGTTTCTAAATTAACTTTTGAAGCAGATTATTTATCTATAGTTACTAGGCGTACCAAAGGACTTCTTCCATATATGAAGGAATTCGGTATTTTTAATGCAGAAAAGGAATTGGAATTCAATGAGCAGGTTAACGATTCTTTCGAGGCAGATTATTCTAATATAGATTTGGATTTAACCGATGCAACTGACCAGTTTTCATATGTGTTATTTAACAGAGGATTTGCATGCAGATATTTATACAACACATTAACTTTCTATGGAGATATGCCAGAAAATTGGTTAAATATTACTCCTAGGCAATTTAAGTTATTAAAATCTTTAGGTAAATGTAGCATTGAAGTTTCAGATAATATGCTTAAAGCAACATCAGGAACTACCGTTTTAATTCTGAGGTTATATACCAGAGTAATAAATTTAGCTATTATCAAGAGATATTTTGAAGCACAGGAAACAATTTCATTTAATCTTAATTCTATAGATTTTAAGAAATTGAAAATATTTTTAAAAGATGCAGAGATATTTAATATTAAACGTTCAGAAAATAGTTTGATTTTTTCTAGTTTAAACTACCTTGAAGATTTTGAAATGGAAGGCATTTCTTCTGATGCTCCAATAAATTTAAATATTTTTAAGAAAGACCTGGAAAATCTTATAGGAAACATAAAAGTTTATTGTGTATCAGGCATAAATTATTTAATAACTAAACCAGAGGAAAATAAGACAGTCTTATTTACTTGTGAAAGATAAATCAGTATTTATAAATAGGAGATAAAAATGAATAATACTTTGACAGAATTGTATCGTCCTAGTTCAATATGTGATATAATTGGGCAAGACATAACAACTTCTATAATAGCTAAACAAATTTCATCTAAAAAATTGGCATCAGCTTATGTTTTTGTAGGTGCTGCAGGTACAGGTAAAACATCCTTAGCAAGAGTAATGGCAAAAGAATTAGGGTGTGAGCCTGTAGAAATAAATGCAGCGGTATTTAATTCAGTAAATGATGTAAGAGAATTAAATAAGGACGCCTCTTTCCATAAAATTGGACAAGAATATAATTTTTATATTATAGACGAATGCCATCAATATCTTAAGGCGGGTTTTTCTGCTATGCTTAAGATGTTGGAGGATCCTAAAGAAAAAACAGTTTTTGTGTTATGCACTACAGAGCTCCAAAAAATTCCAAAAACCATTTTAAGTAGAGCGCAGGTATTTTATTTTAAGCCTGTAAAATCAGAAGAAATAGCTCAGAGATTAGGAATTATTTGTGAGGATCATGGCTTAAGATATGACTCAGAAGCTTTAGAATTTATAGCAAAATCATCTTTTGGGTGTGTTAGAGATGCAGTACAGAAATTAGACCAAATATCTTCTTTAGGAAAGATTACCGTAGATTTAGCCAAGCAGGTAATTCCTGATTATGATATTTTGCAAAAAGTTTTGGTAGATAAAAAATTTGAATTATTGGATGAGTTAGAATGCAGTTCAGTTTCAGTAGATTCTTTAATTCAAGAAGCAATCAGATTGGCTTTAGAAAACAAAATAAAAAGAGATACAGCCTTGGGTTTAGTAAAATTGAGACCATTCTTAAATGTATGGGAACCCATGAAAATTATAAGATGTTATTTGGAGGGTATTAAAGAATGATGAGAGCTTCTGCAGAAAAGATTTTATCTGGAGCAGAAAAAGCTCCTCCATATAATTTACTTAGATTAACAGACCCTGAAGTATATGAAAGAACTTCTTATGAGGAATTTAGAGGGATTATTATAGGTCATAAATATGAAAAACAAATTTCAGATTTATTAGATTTAGTTGCTTTGTTCAGTAAAGATATACCACAGGAATCACAAGCTATTTACACATATTTTATATTAAGCTTAGGTCAAATTTGTTATAGAGGTTAATATGGAAGTCCAGGAATTAAAGAAAAGAATTTTAGATAATGATATTCCTCATCAAATAATTTTTATAGATAATTGTCATATTTTGGTTAAGGAATATCTGAAAGCTATAAGTAAAACCTTAAATAGGAGAGTTGTTCATTGTTATTCTATAGATGAAGCAAGAAAATTAAATGGCAGATTTGATAGAAGAGATTTATTAGGAGTTTTGCATGGTTGTGCAAAAGACTTTAAAGAACTTTCTGGATTATCAGATTTATATTTTATTGATATAGAATTGGAGGATATAAATACTTCCATAGAGAAGATAGTTTTTCCGGAATTAAATAAAAACCAGTGCATCTTATATATAGAAAATTGGTTAATTGAAAATGGTTTTTTCAATAAAGGTGCAGATAAGAATTTTTCTAAAATTCCAACGTTGTCTAGAGAAAATATAGAAAAATTGATAGATTATTTTGATGCAGATTTAGACCAGATAATGGGAGAGTTGGAAAAATTAAAATGTCTGGAAGTGCATGCTTTGAATCAACCTTTTGCAGCTTTGTTTGAATGCTTGCCATCTAAACAGAAAAGATTGAAATGTTTACCATGGTATTCAGGTGGAGCAGTTGATACTGGAACTGTTTTGGCTGCAACATATTTTAAAAAATTAAAAGCTGCAGGAGAAATGAAAGTTCCTATAAAAAAACAACTTTGGTATTCACAATTAATTACAGAAGGTTTATTTATAAAATTAGGAATTATTTCTGGATATATTTCTGATTATACAACAGATTATTTTAAGTTAATAGAACAAATGAGTCCAGAAGAATATAAAATTCAATGGTTTCCTCCAACAGTTCGTGAAGAAATTGGAGATGAATGGAAGTACTAATAATGACTATTAAAGAAAAAATTGAGAAGATTAAAATGTATATAATATATTTGGACCTTTCTAACCAGGCCACAACTGGTAGTTTAAAGGCTTCTGGATTTGAAGCAATTCATACTATAAGAAATAAATATGATTTTAATGAATCCAGTGGAGTAGAAATATTAAAGCTTTTAGATGAAATATCTAAAAATTAACTGTATAATAATATAGGATATATTATGGAATATGTTAGAGATGATAAAGGCCTAATTATAGGTAATATTCAGAATCAAGGAAATCTAATTTTTTATAATCACATCAGATTTGGGCAAGTCGGTATATATAATACTTCTCAAAGAAGATATACACGAACCAATACAAAGCTTGGAGTAGCTTATCCAATGAGTGATGAGGATTATGGGAGGTCAGATATATTATTAGCTGAGAGGATATTATAAGATGGACCAAATTGAAAGAGAGTTGTTTGAAGCTTTAAGTAACAATGTAGCTTTCGAAATGGCCAATGTTTCTAAAGATGATACAGGCCTTCCATATGATTTATGGATTGATAGTGCTGGTGATTCTAGAAGGAGGCATGGCCCTAGAGTAAAAGTACAGGTTAATAATACTTTTATTCCTTTAATAATTTCAGATAATCCTGATATTCCAAAGAGTGTTAAAAAGAATGGTGTTTCAGATTTTCCGTATTTAGCTGAAATTCAGAAGTATATAAGAGCTTATAAAGAAATTTTATTAGCACACTACAGAAAGCAGCTTTCAGATAAAAATACCTTATTACTTTTGGAAACTATAGAAAAGGCAGATACAAATAAAATTAAATTAGTTAATTATTTAAGAAAATAGGAGAAATATATGGCAGAAGATTCAAAAGTTTTTACTTTAGAGGTTCAAACAGAGAAAAGAGAGGGCAAAAATTCTTCATATGATGTAACATTTGTTAAATCTAATGATGAAACCTGGGTCATAAGTAAAAGAGACCTTGAAAAAGTAGAAGTAGGCAAAAGTTATGATTTTGCTTTGAGTAAATCTGATTATAAAGGTAAAACATATAATTGGGCTAATTTAGTGGAGAAGAAGGAGACCCAGGATACTAAGATAACCGGTGATGATGTAAAGGGCTACTTTAATAATTTGGAAAAGAGCAAACAGATAAATATGCTCAAGTGGATGTTAGATAATTTGAAGGATTAAAATGGCTAAAAAGCATATTAAAGAAAATATTTCAGAGTTATCTAGGCTATATGCAGAGGCACAGGGTTTGTATGAAGAGGCTGCTGAAAAATTATCTGAATCTATGATAGACCCTGAAACTTATGAAGACTTCATGAAGTTAAAGAAAGACCTGGATAATGAATTAAATGGATATTCAGCTTTATTTTCATTAGTCTTGCATTCTAGAGAAGATTTTGTAAAATCATTTAATAGGGAGAAACAGGCTCATTTAAGATTGTGCAAATTAGTAGATTCTTTGCATTTAAATGCAGAAAAGAATCCTAAAGAATATAGAGATGCTGTAATGGACCAGTTTTATTCTAGTTGTGATAAACTCAGAATATACAAAGAAGTTGATACCATATCATCAGTTAAAAATAGATTGCCTAAATATACTAAAGAATTGGTATTTCCATATATAAGACATTACCTAGAAACCTTGGATATTTTTATACAGGAGGCCTTATGAATAAATCACAGGCAAAAGCCGTAAATATAGAAGAATCATTTAATGGAAGTAAAATAACTATTCCATTTATTTCAGAAACTAAAGAATTTCTCAGAAATCATGATGAATTATCTTATGCGATACCTGCATTTGTAGATGGAGATTCTGCCATAATGATAATGAGATTTAAGACTAAGAAATCCAATGATTTTCTTACCTTAGTAAATCCTACTTATCTTTCTGTATCAGGTTTAATATTATCTGAAGAAGTGCAGTATGGAGTAGAGGGCACATATCTTGTTCCACGACACCCAAAAATTGAAGTGATGTATGTGAAAGTGCCTGAAGGAATATCTATGAGACAAACCTTGGTAGGTAAATCTGCAATTATGTTCCAGCAAGCATATGAGGCACTTAATGGAAAATATATAGATATGTTTGGTTTAAGAATAGATAATAATGAAACATATCAAAAAGCTTCATTGGAAGAGAAGGAACAGTATGGGTTGGCTTACTTAGATGCTTTGAAAGACCTTTTATCTGATTTGGAAAAGGATGAAGAAGTAAGAAAATATGAACAAGCCGTAGATTTTACTGCTGAGAAAATAGCAGTAGGAGTAGAGGCAGATAAACTGATTGAGGAGGCTAGGAAGAATGAATCAGAAAATGTTAAAAACCAGGACAGTTGCGAAGTTAGCCAATAAGTTACTGATTGCTCTTAAAGAAGATGATCCAAACAGTAAAGAAATTCCTATAATAGAAGCTTTGGCAGCTAATTATGATACTCAATATAAGAGTTTTAAGCAAATAGAACATGAGCCATCAGTAGTTTATCAATTGTACGGAAAGAAGACAGTTGAATTAACTCCTGAAGAAAATAGAGCTTATAAAGCTTTACTTAAGAGACAACGAGATGCTAGAAGAAGAGAATTGAGAGGACTGTAAGTCCTCTTTTTTCTTACAATTATATAATATAAAAATATTTAAGGAAGTATAAGAAATGGGTTTAGTAGAGATTCTTAGGCAGTACGGCTGGAAAATCTGCATTTTAGCTTTAATTGGATGTATATTAGTAGGCATAATAAAAACTCCTATAAATATAGCCATTAAGAGAAAATTGGATAAAATTTCTGCTGATGAAGCAAAGAGAAAAAAGGTTAATACAGTATATGATTCATTGGTATATATTGGAAATTATCTCATTGCTTTAATCGCTACGGTTATTTGTAATTTTATATATGTCATGCAATTACCTATTAAGGAACTTTTTGAAATGTCTTTACAGACTTGGTTACTCCAAAATGCATTCTATGGTATATGGAGAAAGCTTGGTCTTAAAGGTTTATTGCAAGTTCTATTTAAAGGCTTGAAGACATGGCTTAAAAATTTATTTGATAAGGACCATGATGGAAAAGTTACTCCTTCAGAGGTAAATGATACTGTTCAAGATTTGATGACAGATGGTAAATTAGATTCAGGTAAATTGTTTGGTAAGGTAACAGACAAGGTTCCTAATTTAGTGGTAGATGTAATAAATGAAGCTTCTGATGCTGCAGATGTAGAAATATCAAATGATACAGATAAGGCAAAAGAAGAATTAAAAACTAAGGTTATAGACCTTACTGAAGCTTCCAATATAAATAAAATAAAATTTTAAAAGGAGATTAAATAATGAAAAATTTAATAATACTTTCTAAGGATAGAAATAGCATTTCATATGCAGATAAGGAAGTAAAGGCTCTTACTAGAGATGAGGCAATAAAGTTTTTATCAGAAAATCCGAAAATATCTATAGAAACTTTAGAGAGAAATGTTAGCCTTGCAGAAGATAATTTAGCCACTATTATAAATGAAATAGATACTAAAGTGGCTAGCAGAGAAGCTGAATTAGAAAAAAAGGTTAAAGAGGATTTAGAAAAGGCAAAATTAGACCGTAAGCAAGCTATAGAGGCTGCAGAAGAAGCTTATGACCTTAAGGTTAAGGAACTTACTGATGAGGCTAATGCTACTGCTGAGGCAATATGCAAATTTAAGGAAGAGGGTTTATGCAGAGCAAATGAGAGCTTAGATGAAGCACGCAAAGAATTATCAGATGCTAAGGCTAAATTAGAAGAATTTAATCATATGGAAGAAATTTGTAAAGAAGCTTTAGAGGTTATGGATTCATGCACTGTACAGGTAGCTCCAGTTACTCCTGCAGTTACTGAATCAGTGAAAGTAGTACAAGTTGCACCTTCTGCACATTCTAGCAGATTGAAATTTTAGGAGGAAAACATGCCAACATCAGCTATAATTTTAAAATCAGAAAATGGTGAAATAACCTATGTTGTGGGTGAGGTAGTAACCAAGACTAAAGCACAACTTGAAGCAGATATTGCCGAGCTTGCTAAAAAGGCAGCAGATTTGCATAATGTAGATGTAGAAGCTTTGAAAAATAATTATGAATTAGAACTCCAGGCTTTAAAGGATAAATACACTAAACTTATCAATGATGCAGAAGCAGAAAATGTAAGAAATAAGGAAACTTTAGATAAATATTATAATGAAATAGATAACCTGCAGGCAGTATTAAGTACTTTGCCAGATGCAGAAATTTCTACAGAAGAAGTGAAAGACTGATGAATTTATTAACAGACGTTTTACCAATAACAAATGATGGTAAATTTGTGAGAGTCTTGATTGAGTGTACTAAAGGGTCGGTTCATAAATATGAATACGACCCTAGAGGTGTGTTAACAGTTGTAAGAGACCTCCATAAAAAATATAAATATCCTTATAATTATGGGTGTATTCCAAATACTTTAGCTGGAGATAATGACCCATTAGATGCTATTGTAATATCATCTGAAGCATTTGTGCCAACTACTGTAATAAATTGTGCTGTAGTAGGCATGATAAAAATGGTAGATAATGGCGAGGAAGATAATAAAATTATATGTGTGCCAGCTTTCTCAAATATTAAAAAACTCAATTTAAAGAAAATCTTAAAATACCTAGATAATTATAAATATCCATATCAAAAAGGTACTGAGATTTTAGGAGTGTATAATAATATTATAGCTTGGAAAGAAATAAATAAATGCATTTTGAGGTAAATAATGGAAGAAAAATATTTTGAAATTCCTATAACTGTAATTTCTCCAGATGGAGATGTAGAGGATTTGAAGACTTACATTGCTAGAGGTGATGAGGATTCAATTAGAGTACGAGCAGCCCAGGTTATTGAAGATGAATTTAAGGGTAAAGAATATGACTATGATGTAATAGAGATTTCTCCAGAGCAATATGAAACTCTTTCTCAAGTAGAATATTTGCCTGGAACTGAAAATTCAGATGTCGGTGAGGGTGATTTGTTTGATAGAACCTCAGCTCCTAGAAGCATGGAAGATGAGATGGAAGACCTAACTGACAGATATTATTCATTAGAAGATAAACTTAATAGCCTTCCAGATGAAAATTTAGATGAGCAGCTGGTAATTGATGCTAGGCTTGAGCTTAATAAAGCAAAGGATTATTTTGACCAGTATGATTTTTTCAAATGTAAAGAATCATTGAATAAGGCTGATGAAATAATAACTCAGCTTTCTGGAGAATAATCAAGGAGTCTATCATGGCAAAATGGAGAAAATTTAATTTATCAGATTTTCATATAGATAAGAATGGAAAGCCTTATTTATATGCAAAATTGAGTTCAGGTACAAGAGGTTTACAGGATAGAACTAAACCAGTATTTTTTGCAAGTAAAGTTTTGCCGGATAAAAAGGTTTTAATTCCTGAAGAGGATATTGAGAGACTTGAGAAAGATAGAGATTGGAAAGTAAGATTTCCTAGAGCTATGGAAGAATTAAAAATTGGCAAAACAGTTTTAGAAGAGATTGAAGGTATGCCTATAGAATTGGATAAATTTTCTTTAATAGCGCAGGCTATTCAATCTGAAAATGAGACAGTAATATTTTATCAGAATCTACAAGATATGTTTCCTGAGTGGAAAGATGTTCTCCAAGACATTATCAATGAGGAATTGAAGCATATTGGCCAATTTGAAGCTCTTAGAGATGCCTCATCAGTAACTGTTGCAACTAAAGTTGAGCAAGGTCAGAATGAGGCAGATGCTCAAATGAGAGGAATAGCTATTGAAGAGTTTGAAGATGAGATAAAATATTCTTTTGTAGAATTAGACCCATTTAAAAAATCTTGGAAACATCTAGGATTTGGTGATGAAGAATTAAGACTTCTGCAAAAAACGATACTGGATTTGCATAATGGCGCACAAGAGTTAGGAACAAATTTATATAAAATAAGATTTTCTGTTTCCAATAAAGGAAAGAGCTCTTCTAATAGAACAGTATATTATTTAAAAACAGATAAAGTATATTTAATTTATGCTTTTTCTAAACAAGATGAAGCAAACATCTCTGAAAAAGATTTAGAGGTATTTAGACTTTTAGCAAAAACATTATAGGAGGTTTATATGGTTTCCGATACGACTAGAGGAATTTTAGAGGGTTTAAGAGAGCTGGCAACAATTTTAAATAAACCCGAAGCTTTAAAAGTAGTAGATGATTATATTAGAGAAAATAATATAGACATGCCTACAAAAAAGAAAATAACATTCAAGGCAAGAAAAGCAGAGGTAAACTAAAATGAATATTAAGGGACAAAATCCAAAGGAAAATTTGGTAGCAAAAGAATCTTATTATGTAGATAAAAATATTTTATCTGCATTTGAAGATACTAAAAAAGACGTAGCAAAAGAAGCAATGGAAGATAATAAAATGGATAGAGTAGCAATAGAAGTTGATTTTGCATGGAATCAAGATGAAGAATCTTTAGAAGAGGCTCTTAAAGATTCATTTGATGGATATGATGTAGACTATAAGGTAATTATAGAAAATGGCCCAGCTGGAGGTTGGCCGGTAATAAGAGCTGAGGGAGATAGAGGAGTACTAACAGATTGGATAAATGAAAGATATGGCGTAGATCCTGAAGACGACTGGGAAGATTGGATAGATTTTAAAGATATTGAAAAAGACTCTATAAAAAAAGATGAACGTGAATCTGAAGTTCCTGATGCTACTGAAGCATGTGCCTGTGAAGATAATTCTGGAGATGAAATGGCGAGGTTGTTTTTGTCCTTAGATGAGGCGGAAACAGATGAAGAAATATCAAATGTTGCAGAGATGGCAGAAAATTCTTTAGCAAATGGTGATATAAATATGGAAGAATATAATACATTCATATCAGAATTGAATAATAAGAAATAAATTATTCAATAAAATTAAAAGAGTCTTGGTTTTCCAAGACTCTTTCTGTATTATAAATATATAAAATATATTATTAAATGTCTTAGGTATGACCCTAAGACCTCAGGATTAAAAATGGAGATATTAAAAGAAGTTAGAGTTTACAGAGATCCTAAAAATAAGGAATCTAGAATTTGTGAATGTGCTAAGTGCAAAACAGTATTTAAATATGAGCCTTTTGAGGTATTTAAAGAAGATGCAGAAAAATTTGTATATTGTCCTATTTGTGGAAAAAGACATTACATAGAAGATTCTCATGATTCTTTATCTACTTTAGGAATATTAGGACAAATATAGGAGGTAACATATGAATCAGTGGCAGTATGACACTACACTCAAAGTTATAGAAGCAGGCGCTCCTGTTCTATATCCTGAACTCTCTGCAGCTCTTAAAAATTTGGTAGAAGCTTTTCAGAAGAACATTGCTGAAAATAAAGAGCTTAAAGAAAAAGTTGAGGAAATTGAGAAAAAGAGAAAAAATCATCAGAAAATAGATTAATCTCTTTTAAGAGCCTAGATTAATTTCTAGGCTCTTGTTCTGTATATTAAATTATAAAAAAATTGTAAAAGGTGAAATATGGATTTTAGATATTCAAGAGGCGCAGTATGGTGGACTAATTTAGATGGTCCGGCTAATTCATCTGTCCAAAGAGGATTTAGGCCTGTGGTAATAGTATCTAGTTTAGTTGGAAACGTTACAAATGATACAGTATTGGTAGTACCCATAACTTCTAAGTTTAAGGATTTATCGGTAAATGCTCATTTGTCTTTTGTCATAAAGAACAATTCCAATGGTACGTCTGTACAAAATACCGCCTTGTGTAATCAAGTAAGAGTGGTACCAAGAAATTCTTTAAGTACATATTTAGGTCAATTATCTGTAGAAGATATAGAACTTATAAATGGTTGTCTCATGCTAGCTTTAGGTATTGCTAAAGATGTAGGAGCAAAATTTAAGTCTACTCAAGAGGCTTTAGCTCAGCAGAGAAAAGATAGGGAGGCTCTGGAGTCTTTAATTCCTCAGGCAGAAAATTTAATCAATAAATTACAGGAATTGATTAACAGACAAGGAAATAAAAATATTTCAAATAAAGGCTTTAAACAGGCTCGTATAAAGAGAACTGAAGAAGAAATCAAGGACTTCCTAAAAGAATGGATGGATCCGTATAATAATAGAAATGAAGTAGCCGCAGCATTTAAGTTTAATTCTTACAATTCTGCATATCAATTTTATAAATCTAAAAAAGACAAATATAAGGAGTTAACAAATGGTTAAGAAAGGCTGGAATATAAAATACATAAATGAGCAAGGTTCAGAATGTTCTGCTTTTATAGCAGCAGATGCAGTTTCAAAATCTTATTATAGTTCTAAGAAAGACTCTACAGGCCATTATCCTAAGATAGAGGTATCTGCCTTATCTGATTTTTTAGGCAAATTAAAAAATTGTCATAATATTAGAGCACATTTTGTTGAAGAAGAGGTTTAGTCAATATTCAATATAGGTGTGTTGAATGGACTTAAAAGAATTCATAAATAAATATAAATATGATTTAGATACTGGAGATTTTGAGGCAGTAAAGAGAGCTGCAGATTCAGAATTAGATTATAATCAAACCTTTGTTTTAGAAAAAACTTTATTGCAATTAGGTCATGATTTATCAGGAAGAATATCTGAATCTGGGTCTGAATTGGTGCTGGCCATACCTTTAGCTGATTTACCATTTGACATCGATAAAGATTATCTGTATCATGCAACAGATATCATAGACTTTGATGATTGTATAGGTGCAATAAGAGACCCTTTGGGTGCAGTTTCTGATTGGTATTTTGAGTTTGACCCTAGTTATATAGAAGACTGGAAATATAATGATGCAGTTTGGGATGAATTGCATAGACTTGGAATTAACAATGATTCAGAGTTGATGGAGAAACTGAAAAGTGAGGATCCGGCAAATGATGATTTATATAGAGCTTTTAGTCATGCTTACATAGAAGGTGATAAAGTAGGTAGTGCTGATAATTTTAGCAGAGATGCAGAGGAGGCCTTGTATGAATCTTTACCAGCAGATTTAAATACAAATGTAGATATAAATCAAGATAAATTATTAATTTCTGGATCTAAGCAAAAATTTGAAGAGGTATATAAGAAATTATTTGAAGATTATGGCGATGATTATGCTAGCGGCTTTTATGAAGTTTTGATGAGAAGCATTCCTAATGAGTATTACTTCGTCTATGAAGATGATGGAAATGCTTTTGATATGGATGCTTTTTATGATATGCTGGTAGATGATTTAAGTCAAATATAGAGGTAATATATGCAAAAATTTTTAAAGGTAATTAAGACAATTGGTTATTGGCTAGTAAGTTGTACTTGGGGTATCATAATGACCTTGATAGGTTTATTGGTATCATTAGGTATGCTAATTTCTGGGCACAAACCTCACAAATTTGGGTATGGATTTTACTTTGAATTTGGAAAAGGTTGGGGTGGATTAGAGCTTGGGCCCGTATTTATTGTAAGCAAAGATGCTGCAGAGGCTACTAAACAGCATGAAGCAGGGCATGGTTATCAAAACCTTTGGTTTGGGCCATTTATGCCTTTATTGATAAGTATTCCTTCTGCAATAAGATATTGGCATAGAAGGTCATTTAAAACTCAAACTAAGAAATATCGATTTGTAGAAAGAGTTTGTTATCCTATAATATTCATAGGTGCAAGCTTAATAGCCTTAGATTATTTCTTAACACTTAGATTTTTAGTGTATATAGGTATAGGATTATTTGTATATGGCTCAGCTTTATGGATTTGGTTAAATGAAATAGAACTTCCAAGATATGTAAATGAATCTCCTGAGTATGATGCAATTTGGTTTGAAAAGAATGCCAGTTATATAGGAAAGAAATTTATTCCTTCGACAACCAAGCTTATTGAAGAGATACAAGAAAATTAACAATAAAAATCTTTTGCCAGGTGTGAGGCAGAAGTTCATATACACAGCAATAGCCGCTACTTAAGCGGCTATTTTTATTAGGTCAATTATAATAAAGAGATAACATAACAAATTCTGTATAATAAATTAGAGGATTGGTTTATGGAATTAATCAATGGAAAAGTAAATGACATACTTAATACAGAATTGACAGCATACGAAATGGCTTATTCTAGGGTTAAGGCAATGGATTTGTGCTCTAGTCTTGGAAAACAATTTGCAGACCATTTTATAAAAGTTTGCGAAGAAGGAAAAGATTCTGAAAATTTTTCTCATCACTGCATGGAAATGCAAGGTTGGTGGGATGAGATAAAAGATATTAAGTTAGAAGAAAGCAAGAAAAGAATTTCTTATTCAGATTTAAATGATTGGTTCTTTACATTGGGAAAAGACCCTGAAGACTTTATACCCGAGGAGTATGTAGAATTATATGGTAAGCTTTATTTGAATCTCCTCCTTAATAGAGAAACGGCAGATATTAAAACTATTTTTAAAAAGATTTTAGAGAAATATGGAATTAATTAATAAAAGAATAAATAAAATTTTAAATAATGAATTAGAATGTCCATCATATGAGATGGCTTTGCCTAGGAAGAAGGTAATAGATAAAATAAAAGAATACAGTGAAATTATTTTAGAACATATCATAAAATGCGTAGTATATGGAAAAAGTTTAGGAGAAGCCAATTATTTTCATTGGAAAAATGAAGAGATTTGTGGGTATTGTAAGCTTATAAATGAATATGAGGTAAAAAAATCTAAAAAATTGAAGGAAGATGCCTATATTCAAGCCTTATTAGAAAATAATGGCACTGCAGAGTCAGATTATTATTCAGAGGTTGTTTTATTTGGAATTAGAAATTCGAGAATAAGACGTTATCCAGATTTTAAACCTACCAAAGAACAGGGTCATATAGTTTATTTAATATTTCTAGCTTTAATTTTTGAGGTAGCTCCAGTATTTGCAGATTATGATAAAATAAATGACTATGATTTTACTGATTGTGTAAATAAGGCTTTTAGAAAAGTAGGGTTAGATTGATGATAAAAGTTTGTGAAGTATGCCATAAAGAATTTGGAGCTCCTAATAAAAATTCCAGAATTTGTAAAGAATGCCAAAATAAAAAAGACCTTTGCCCTATATGTGGAAAAGAAAAGAGCATCTTTGCAAAGACTTGCTCTAGGTCTTGTGGATTAAAATTATCTAAGATAAATAAATCTAAAAGTATTTTAAGAAAAGAAGCCCAGGATGATTGTAGGAATACCAGAGCATTAGATAAATTAAAAGACCTCATAGATGCTGGAATTTATGATGACTTTGAAGAAATACCTGTAACCTTTGAGCAATTTATAACAGACAGAGAATATTTAGGAAATGCTTGGTTAGATGGAAATGGAGATTTAAAAGCTTTTCCATTTTGGGTTGAGCAAGGAAAAAAGATGTTTCCTTTACCTATGAGAAGTCCATACCACACAGTTCTTTTAGAAGGTGGAACAGGTTTAGGTAAAACATCTTTTGCAGTAAACATGGTAATTGCCTATTATTTATATATAGTAATTTGTCTTAAAGACCCTCATGCATATTTTGATTTAGCAGACCAGAAGAAAATAACCTTTGCATTTTTGAATATAGTAACTAAAACAATTGCATATAAGAATGCTTGGGGTATGTTACATAAGGCTTTATTGGCGAGTCCTTGGTTTATGAAGCATGGTGCTGCTACAGAAGGAAGAAATGCAGAATGGTATTGCACAGATAAACCTGTGGATTTGTTATATGGCTCCAGCCCGAATGATGTAATCGGCCTAGATGTCCTTTGTTTGGGTGGCGAGGAAACCATATTATTGGCCAATGGCTCAACTGCTAAATTAAGAGATTTGGAGAATCAGGCTATACAGGTGCATGATTATAATATAGATTCTAAAAAAGTTGGATTTAGCAAATTATGTGAAGTAAAGAAAACTGCAGAGGTTACTGAATTATTAGAAATAACTTTAGAAGATGGCACAACTTTAAAGTGTACAAATAATCATAAATTTTTATTAAAAAATGGCCAATATAAAATGGCTAAAGACCTTACTGATAAGGATGAGTTAGAGGAAATTACAGGATGAGCGGTTTACAACAAAACCTAGAAAAATTATTAAGAAACCAAACTATCTCTCAGGCAATAGATGATGAGGATTGGGCTACATTATTAGATAAAATACAAGATTGGACTGGGCATGGCAGTATACCATATGATGAGGCGGTTCCAGTACTTTATAAAATGTTAATTTCATGTGGTAAAACCTTACATAAGGATCTAGGTCTTTTGCCTGCTAGGTATCTGGCATTTGATTATGGGCCTAAAATCACTGAATTAGATTTAAGTGGTGTGAAAGCAATAGATGTCGAGGCTTTCCTGCAATGTGGTCCTATTAAATTAATTAATGTGGATAATGTAAAGAGCATACAGATTGGGAGTTTTATGTCATCTAACATAACCAATCAACCTAAATTTGAGAATGTGGATATTATTATGCCAGAAGCCTTTAAAGATTGCCAATGGTTAAAAGAGCTTCCTTTTACTACTGCCACACCACTTTCATCTTTTTCATCAGGATGTTTTAAGGATTGCACTAATTTAGATTATATAGAGCTTCCAGTAAAACTAGAATTCATAGACCCAGAATGCTTTATGAATTGTAGAGTTATATCAAAAGTAGTCTTAAATAAAAAGTTGGCAAATATTGCACAACATGCTTTCCGTGGATGTATAGTTAAGGAGATGATATACCCAGGCACCATGGAAGATTTTCATAGGATTACTAATTCTGGATGGAATGCTGGCGGAGAAATTAAGAAAATTATTTGTTCAGATGGAATAATGTAAATAATGAAAATAGCCTCAATTAAAAAGATTATATATGAAAAGCCTATTCCTGTATATGATGTTATAGATACAGGAATTAATCATAATTTTATAATTAAAACCAATACTTCTAAAATAATTTCTCATAATTGTGCTTTTCTAGATGAAATTTCATTTGCAAGAATCAGAAATGTAAAGGCAGCTCAAGAGCGAGCAATGGAATTATTCGATGCGACGCATGAACGTATGCAATCTCGTTTTACCAAATTTGGAGGTTTATATGAAGGTTTGCTGATAATGGCATCTTCAAAGAGAACGGATCAAGCATTTTTGGAAGTATTCGTAAATAAATTAATTTCTGAATCAGATAAACAAAGGGTTCTGATAATAGATCGTCCTAGATGGGAAGTTTTGCCAAAAGGTACATATTCAGGACCAACATTTCCTTTTGCAGTAGGCGATAAATTTTTACCTTCACAAATTATAAAACCTGAGCAAGTAGAGGAATATAAAAACTTAGGATATAAGATAATTTATCCTCCTATAGAAACTTATGGCAATTTTGAGAAGAATATGATGAAAGCCTTGACAGATATAGCAGGCATTTCAGTCATGAATCAAATGTCTTTCTTGCGAGGAGATAAGGTAAGGGCTTGCATAAATAAAGAAAGACAAAATCCATTTGTTCAGTCTATTATATACGTAGGAAATAATGATAATTTACAATATAGTGATTTCTTTGACATGTCTAGAGTAGACCCTAAGGACATCAAAAAGCCTATGTGTATACACCTCGATGCTTCTCTAGGAGGAGATGGCAATGCTATATCAGGAACTATAGTAAGTTATGCTCAATATCAAAGAAATTCTGAAGAAAAATTAGAGCCGGAATTACATTTCAAACAGATATTCAAAATAAAGGTAAAAGCTCCTCATGGTGATAAAGTAATGCTTTCTAAAAACTTTCAATTCATTGTTTGGTTGAAGAAGCAAGGCTTTAATATCCAATTAGTAGAACACGACCAATTCCAGTCATTCCAATTTGGGCAAGATTTAGCAAAGAAAGGATTTAATGTAAAACTCCAGTCAATTGATAGAGTAACAGATGGAATAAATATTCCATATCAAAATTTACAAAGTGTAATATATGAAAAAAGAATAGACCTGCTAGATGATGATGACCAGACAAATGAACTGGTATCATTAGAGCAGCATGAAGATGGAAGAATAGATAAACCAGGAGATGAGTCTGCAAGCGACGACGCTGCACAAGCTCTATGTGGTTCAGTATATGGATGTGGAACATTTAAGGCAGAATTTTTGAGGAGTAATTCTGTCTTATTAGAAAATGTTTCAGGTTCTGCAGAGGACAATACACTTACAAAAGATCTGCCTGAAGATGCAGTAGCCTCTTTAATAGCTAATCAATTTTCAGATTATTTGTCTCCAAATAGATTATCTGAAACTTCTGGATTACGTCAGGATTTTGATAGATATGTATCAAAAGGTGATAATAATCAAGCCAAACCTAAGAAATCTGGATTTAATTTCTTTTAAAGGTGATATATGACCAAGAGAGATGTTAAGAAATTTATAAAAGATAACCAAGAGCTCATAAATGATTTTCCAAATAATGGAGTTCAGGTTCTTAATAAGTTGATAGATGGGATTGCTGGGTATGAGGAAGCAGAATGGATAGGCTTAGCAGCTATTTTACTGTTATTAAATAATGACAAGAGGAATTGTAAGTTGACTTATTATCAACTTACAGGAGTATTCCGCATAAGTTATATGGACCTAATAGTTCCATTTGAGAGGCTTAGTTGGTATACTAAAATTCCAAAAGGAATATCTGACCCAGAGAGAGTTAGAAAGGAATCTATGGAGATATTTTTATCAGATGACCCAATAACCAATAGGTTGGCAAAGAATTTAATATATAACATATATTTAATTATAAATAACTGCTAATATGAGGTTTCAAGAATAATCATGAATAATAGGAAAGTAGTTGCAAGATTTGTTTCTAAAAGTGCAAAAGAAGATACTGTAAAACAGGGTAATGCTTGGGTCAATAAAGGTAAAGAAGGCACACATGGTAAATTTAAGACCAAGAAAGAAGCAGATGCTCAGAGAAAAGCCATGTTTGCTAAGGGTTTTAAAGGATAATGATAACTTCTGAACTTCAGAAAGTTTTAAAAGACCTTTTAGAGACCTATAAAGAACAAATAGATAATATCAAATCATTTAAAGATTTACCCGTCTTAGATGATTTATTTAATAAAGATGAGACATACGGTGACTTGAGGTTATCTGATAAGGTTGCAGTAATTGAAAACTTGGCTTGTTTATATGCAATTCTTAAAAATGGAAAAATTTCTGTAATCATAAGGGTTCATACACCTGCGCAGATTAAACTGGAGGCCGATGGTGAGGATATAACTATAGGATATTTTAAATTACCTGATAGGTTTGATCTCACTGAATCAAGGCAAATGATTAGAGACTATTTAATAGAATCTAAGCAATTATTAGAGGGTCTTATAGATAAATTGTCTATTAGGTTTAAGGTAAGAAATGCATGATTAATTCTGAAGATTTAAGAGCTGCCATTAAACAAAACCTTGATATAATAAATCGGTTTTCTGGTTCTGTTTCTGATAGGAATGATTTATACCATGGCTTGCAGTATCTCTGGAGAGAAAAAGAGGCGAGACAATTATACTGGAATATTTTATGTCTTATGGCCATTGAAACCAATGGTTTTGTTGAATTTAATCATAAGGTTTCATATGAAGCGAAGTTAGTGATAAACTCAGAATCCATACATATGCCTATTGAAAACTTTTCTTCAGATTTATTTGAAATTAAAACTCTTCTCAGAGATAAAGGTATTTTACCAGAAATTATAAATAAACTTGATATTAGAATATCATGAGGTGAAATTATGAAAATTTCAAAAAATTTGATTAATAGAGATACTGAAAAAGTTAAGAATAACGAGGAAACTTTTGATGAAAGATGGGAGACGAAATTTGGTATGCCTAGGACAAAGGTTTTACCTACTGACGAAGCCTTAAAGTTATTACATGAGATGGTGATGTTTTCATGAGAGTTTCTAAAATTGTATATACATCTCAATTTGAAAGAAGTTTAAGGAAATTAAAGAAACAGCATAAAAATAAGGCTGTTAGTAAGATTGAAGAAACAATTGAGAAATTAGCGAATTTTGAAATTACTACTGAACAGTGAAATCATAAACTTAAAGGAACCGATTTAAATGATATTCATATAGAAGGAGATATAATTCTTTTATATAAATATGAAGATGAGTTATTA